GTGGCTAAAAATGTATCTTTATTAAAGCTTGACGAGAAAGGTTCTGCTGTAAACGAAGCTGGAAACAGGAAGTTTTTGGCTCAAGAAAAGAAAAGAATTGATAAGGTTTACGAAACTGACTTTAAAGAAAGCTTTCCAGATAAGCCTGTGCCTGAGTATAGTTATTCTGTGTTAGACCATATTGTTGTTAAAACAAAAAATAATAACTTTAAAGAAATGTCTTTGCCTAAGTTTAAAGAGTATTTAAAAAATTTCTACAAAGAACAATACGCAGACCCTGAATACACAAAATCAGAAGTTGACCGAACAGTAGAAAATAGGTACTACCGTGAAATTGGCAGGGTAATGAAAGACTTGGCAAAAGAAGATATGTATTATTTTGGTGGTAGAGGTGATGCTGAAAGAATGTATTTTAACAAATTACATCCTAAAGCTATAAAGAGCGATATCCAGATATTACGAGACATAGCTAATCTTAAGTTAAGTAGTACTGAAAAGGCAGAACTTGCATCAGACAGATTAGAATTTGTAAATAGATACGGAGATACACTTGGCAAACCAGAAGCTAGGGCTTTATTTAATAAGAGTTTTGTATCTAATATATATTACGCTTTAAGAATGAATGGCTTTAAAGGTAAGGATGCAGAGCTAAGTAACTTTAGAACTTTGCTAGATGGAAAAAAGTACGTTATAACTGGTAAAAACTACAATAAACGTGCTCAAATATGGTCAACAAATGGATACTCTGCTGATGCTAAAGCTGTAAGGGATGCTATTGAAGCTCAAAAAGGCATAGGTAAGAGTGATCTTATCGAAAAAAATGGAGTATTACATGCTAGGATAGCTATTGTAAAGGATAATGGTAAGCCAGATGCTGCATTAACTACAAGAACTCCTGCAAGTGACTGGGCTGAAAGCACAGATGGTGGTATAGTAGGCCGTAAAGACGTCATATTTGGCTTAAATAAGGGGCAAGGGCTTGAAACCGAGGGTAATGTCAATAAATCATTTATCGTGTCTCCTGACCCCAAATTAGGGGCTATGTTGGGCAAATATATGATACATGGAGGCTCATCTAAAGTAGAAGGATTACTTAACAAAGAAGGTATCCATTTAATAGCATATAAATCTGGTATAAAGCAAATAGGTGAAAGACTCGATGGTATGGGAGAGTTTGTAGTTAGCAAGGATGGTAAGGTTGGATTAAAAAATGCTAGAATATATGAGATTCCAATTGAAGATATAAAGGTCATTCTATCAGAAAAAACAGATAGGCATATGCTTGATAACAAACAAATTGTTAAGCAGATGTTTACTAATCAAACAGCTTTTGGGCATTTTGACGCTAAGGTTTTACCTGAGAATCTAAAAACAAAAGAAGCTTACGAAGCAAGAGTCCAAGAGATTATGGATGATATGTATTATCATACTGTGTATGCAAGAATACAGGGTACAGAAAAATACAACAAGATGGTCAATGACTTAGCTAAGAATCCTAAAAAATATGAAAAGAATATAGATGAGATATTAGAAAATATTGATAGCGTAGGATTAAAAGAATTACTCAGGGCTGCTCAAGAACCTGGAAATGAATTATTTGCTAATAGGCTATACAATAAACTTCAAAGTAGAGACGTAGAAGTTGTAGACAGAATAAGAGCTGAAGGAGAGGAAACTTCTCAAGAAAGTACTCAAAGACTTTTAGATATGAATGATTACTCATCTGTGCCTAAAAGGATACAAGAATTAGCGGGGGAAAGTCTAGCTGGTCATTTGTTTAAATGGAGTAGTGATCACAGAGCTAGAGTAATGCAAAACTTTGTAGCAGATGCTATCACAAGACCTATAGCTGGAAACAGTGGAAAAGCAAGGATTAGAATATACGATAAAGGGTTGGAAATAAATCCTAAGACTAAAATTTTAGAATCTCGTGATGATGTATTCTTCTTAGATAATTTATGGAAAAGTAAAATTATTGATGGAACAGGTCTTGGCTTAGGCAGAGATAAGCTTTTAAATCATTGGAATAAGTATCAAAGATTAAAAGAAGGTGATTTTAAAAAGGAAAAATACGAAGAATTATTCGAAGCATTAAGCGTAAGAGTTCCAATGGATGCTATGTCAGGTGCTAGGGTTATGAAATTTGCAGGGTTTACAGAAATAGATGGTGGTGGTATATTAATGCACGGAAGAAAAGTAAGAGCCCAAGGAGGTGCTGACCTAGATGGTGATACTGCATTTATATTTTTTGGTGGTATGTCAAAAGATGGTCAAGGTTCAGGGTTTAAACAAGAGTGGAAAGATATGTACAGGTGGAATGAGGGTGAATTTGAGCGTGTAGGTAAAAAAGGAGAGATAATAGAAGCCGATGCTAAAAAAGAATATGAGTCTGTTTTTACTGAAGCTCCAAATGAAAAAGTTTCAGGTAGTGCTCTCTTAACGTTTTCTCCTCAGACAAGACAAGTTGCTTCTGAGAAAGCCTATGAAGGTAGAAGAGAGCTAGGAACTGTAGTAACTCAAACTGCTTATATGAAATCAGCGTATTCTGCTATAGCAACAATGCCAAACAAAACTTTTGTTGTTAAAGATGCCAGGACAGAGGTAGACGCTAATGGAAAAGAAACTAAGTTTGATTTAGAAATTACAGCAAAAGCTACTGAAGCTGATATTAATAGATTTAACTTAATGTCTAAAGCTGCAACTCAATTTGCTTCTGACCCAATGGATTACAACGGGCTTAACATGGTAAAGAATAACAACTTATTTAACTATCAATCAGATGCTTTATTCTCATACAAGCTTGTCAATGCAGATGGCAAAAAGCCTGTAAAGTCTAAAATTACTCCCCAAGAAAAAAAGATGGGGCCTTACACTACAATTCAAAATATAAACCAAGGTATATATTCCAGAAATTGGAAAGCCGATAGAAAATGGGAGTTTTGGGAGATACAACAAAAGCTAGATAGTATTAGAAATGGGCCTGGAAGAATTGAAGGTGAAAATCAAAATACATTTTTAACTAAAATAGCTAGAGATTTAGATAAAATAGACTGGAATGACAATGTAATAAAAAGAGTTGATCCAGTTAGAATGGAAGAAATTTATACAAAATACAAAGAAGATTCTGCATTAAACAAATGGCTGCACGATATTTTCAAAAGAGCTCATGGAGTCCCTGTAACGCACTGGTCTTATATAGAAAGAGTTATTAAAAAAGATTTACATACTACAAATGGTATGGAAAAAGAGACTAATCCTGCTAGATGGAATGAAAAAATACTAGAATTGCCAATTCCAAAAGGGGAAAACAAAAGAGATTGGCTTTTAAACAAAGACCCATTTAGAGTTTACAAAACCATTGTTAAAAAAGATGACAATGGAAATATTATGTACGGAAAAAATGGTAAGCCTCTTAGAGAAATAGACCCAAATTATGAAATAAACAAAAACAATAAAGCTTGGAGAGCTAGAGTATTAAATGATATTGTAAAAAAGTCAAATGATTTCATTATACAAAACTTTAGCGACATTAACAGTGTAGCTATTATGTCTAATTCAGCGGGCAAGATACCGAAAGAAAGAGCTCAAGAAATCTATAAGATGGCAAATGATATAAAAAGATCAAGTTACTTACATCAAAAGATGAAAGAAGAGTATGCTCAAGAGCTTAGCCCAGAAGTAATGAGAGAAGTCAGCGACAAAATATTTAGTCAATTTGAAGTAGACGGGCAAATTAGAGATGTCAAGAGCCAGTTGAAGAACCAAAAAGAAATAGACTTCTTTGAAGACGCTATGCTTGGAACTATATGGCATAATACTATGAAAACAGGGCTATCTAAACTTGGTTTTGCGTCTCCTGAAATTAGCGATAAAGCCGTACAACGTTGGCTTAATGGTTATGACAGATTCTTTTCTGCTTCTATAGACAAGGCTCCAGTAGATCTTATCGAAAGAGCTATGGAAACTGTTAAAAAACTTCAAACTCCTCAGCAAATAATTGATTCTGCTGGAACAAAAACTACTGGTGATTTCTTAGAGACCCCTCTTTTGGATAAGCAATCTAGGAAATACTTAAATGAACTTGCTCCCTTCCAGTTTGAAGGAAAAAGAAAAAATATAGATGAGCTACCTAAGGATGTTCGTGGTATATATTATCAATTAACTGATTTACTAGAGAACTATGTTCCAAATTGGACTGCTATAGAGCTAAATAAATACGCTAGAGGTTTATTTGGAAAAGATTTAAACATGGCTAATAAAGAAGATTTGCAGTTCCTTGTTAATAGTTTAAATAAGTTTAGAGATGGTACTTGGTGGCAAAGAGTTATGAGGCCTGTTAAGGATAAGTTTGTAAAAATTAGCCCTACTCATTATTATATGTTTCCAAAAGCTGTTGGTCAGGATACAATGAGGTATGACCTTGAACGATTTGAACAGATACGTCAGTTTCAAACTAAAAAACATGGTACTGTTATAGGTGAAGTATTTAAACCTACAAATCAAATTGATAGACATCAGAAAACTATGCATTATGCCTCTGAACAATCTACAATTAAATATAGAGAGTTAGCTGAAAAATACGACACTGACTATGGGCCTTACCTATCCCTTAAAGAAGGTGATGCTCTATATAAATTTGCTGTTAGACAACGTGAAAATGAGATGGCTAACAAAATGATGGGTGATAACAATGGAGAATTTGATCCACAACTTAAAGATTATCAAGCATCTTATCGTAAAGCACGTAAAGAATTAGATTGGGACAATACTCAAAATAAAATATTTAACGTTACAACAGTTAATAAAAAAGGTGAATCTGTTATAAAGAAAATGACGGGTAATGATATAATTAGAGAATTAGATTTGTTGAATACTAAATGGGCTGAATTAACATACAGAATGATAACTGGTGATCCTAAAAAAATAGAAGGCCGTCTACCAGTAGATACTGGTTTTGATTTACAATATAGAATTTTAACAACTAAAGATGGAAAGCCTGATTCTAAAGGCATGATAGATAAGTTTGTAAAAGAATTTGATAGGGCTCAAGCTAGAGGAGAAAATTTAAATCTAGACAAGATAGGAATAGACGGCCAAAGAGAATTATTTAGAGAGCAGGCTTCTACAACTGCTAGGCTTATGAAAACTAAAGACCTTAACGATGTTATAAGAAAACTTCAAATATGGAGAACTTCTCATATTCCTTTTGAATTTTATTATCCTCATATAACAATAAGCAATCCAAAGCTTGCTAAGCAAAAGGCTATAAAAGAAATAAAAGAAATTAATGATAGCCAAAAATTTAGTGCTCAGCAAAAAGAAAATATGATTGTTAAAATTCTTATTAGAATGAATAAAACTACTGGTGATTATGCTCCAACTGCTGATATTGCTGAACTTGGAACAGTTGTTGATTCAGCAGTAAGAAGTCTAGGTCAGAAAAAAGCTAAAGAAAGTGAAAGTTTTCAATGGCTTACAAATAATAGAATTATTGGCTCAATGCATTCTAGAACTTCTCATCAAGGAGGTTATGATATAAGCCCAGATATATTTAAAATGCATATAAAACAAGTTATTGATGCACAATATCAACACGCTGCTCAAATTAAAATGAGACACGATTTATATAAATGGAAAGAATGGGCCATAAAGAATAAAGGTGCTGGTACTGATCCCGAAGCTAAAAAATGGATGGATGATTGGACAGATTTTTGGAATTTATACATTCAACAGGGGATGGGCAATCCTTCACATATACCCGATAGAGTTCTTAATAATCCAGATATGAAAATAAAAGGAACTCTTTTTGCCTGGTGGTCTGATAAAAATGTAAAGAAAAGAATAGACTCTATATATGACAAGCTTGGCGTAAAGAAGGAAGATAGGATGCTTCCTGAGGAGTTACGTGGTACCTCATATCAAGATATAGCAAAATGGAGCAATATAGAGGCTAAATTTGAGCTTGCGTCATTACTTGCTCACCCTAAAAGCATGGTTGCCAACCTCTATGGTGGTACTGCTAATACACTTATCAATACAGGGTTTACTAATTATAAAAATGCTAGAAACTTAGCGTTCTTGCAAGCTAATGTAAATCCTCTTTTTAAGCGTCGTTCTGACTGGACTAAATGGGTAAATGACTTAGGTATTGTAGAAGAGTTTATGATTGGTGAATTTGGTAAGAACCCAAAGTTTGCTTCTACTAAATGGAAAAATTTCTTTAAAGATGCTTCAGCTAAAATTAGAAAAGAACCTGAATTGTCTGATACTGATCTAATGACTATTGTAAGAAAGCATGGAATAAATACAACTTTATTTAATAAAGCTGCTTGGTTTATGAGAAGAGCTGAAAGAACTCTACGTAGAGATTCGTTTATTGCTCATTATCTCCAAGCTAGGAGTAATCTAGAAGGAGCGTTTCAAAGATGGGATGACCCAGCTTTAATTGCTTATGCTAAAAAGGGAGTTCAGGCTACTCAATTCCTTTACTCTGCTCCTTTTAGACCTATGTTTGCAGCTACCTCTCTCGGTAAGGTAATGACTAGATTCCAGTTGTGGGCTTGGAACTCTGTACGTTTTAGAAAAGATATTATAGAGCAAGCAAAATTAAGAGGGTATAAAGAAGGAACTGTCGAATTTGATAGATTTAAAAGATTGGTTCTTGCGGATGCCTTTATGCTTGCCCTTTCTTCTGTCTTTGCGTATTCCTTGTTTGAGGCTGCTCTTCCTGCTCCGTTGAATTGGTTCCAAGATACAGCCGATTGGCTCTTTGGTGATGAAAAAGAACGTGATCGTGCTTTCTTTGGAACTTGGCCTTCTCAAGTTGCTCCTCTTCAAATGATAACACCTCCAGCGTTAAGATTGGCTCCCGCTGTATTTAAGGGTTTGGTTGAAGAAGATTGGGATAAGTTTGCTAATTATTATATATGGACTATGTTCCCATTTGGTAGGATAATGAGAGATGTTGCAGGTGAGGGAGGTATAATTGAAAACCCAGCAAGAACTATAGAAAAAGTATCTGGTATACCCTATATGCAGATGTCAAAATTTTATAAAGAAGAACCTCAATTAGAAAAACTCGGGCCTGGTGGTATTATAAGGCTTCGAAGTGATAAAGAGAGCGAGGAAAAATAAAGCGAAAACCTCGCTCTCTTACTAGGGGACAATAGACGAGAGTCTATTTAGCTACGAACAAATCAAAATAACTGCAACCTTTGTCTACTTGACAAGGTTTGTTAGCTTTCTTTGAATCTATTGATTGGAATACTGGTGCCCAGTTATTTCTTTCTAGATATCCTGAGTCAATATATACCATACAACCCATGCAGTTACCAACATTCCAATTAGCACACTCATTTTTTGCTATTTTCAGTTTCTCCGTCATCATTAGCCTCATTTTTTTGGTCGGTTTCTGTCGTCGCTTCGCTCTCGCCTTGCTCCCGCTCCTCCATCAACCTTATCATAAAAGCACTTAAATATACGCATAAATCAAGCGCTTCTTCAACAGCTTCATAAAAGTTGTCTCTGTTTATGTCATCTATGGGCCTTATTGGGACGTTTTGGTGATATTTTTTAGCTCCTAGCTCTAATCTCATCTTAATTAAATCAATAATTAAGTCGTTGTTTTGAACTAAATGCTTTGGATCATTGGTAATTTTATATTTATTTATTTTTGATTGCATTTCGTCAAGATTGCGCTCCATTTGTTTATGTGCAAATCCTGCTTCCATTAATAGCTGCTCTAAATGAGCTATTTTGTTTCTCATCATTTCTTTATTAGTCATCGCATACCTCGCAGGCAGGCTTACCTTGTAAAGCATAATCTCTTTCGATTCCTGTTTCGCTTCCTACATTGTCTTCATCTTTTACAGTATACATATCTTCAGTTACTGGAATCTTACCTTGGCTTATATCTTTTGCTTCCATTTCTTCTTCTATATTTTTACATAAATCTGTTACTACTGCTAAAGTTTTAGTGTCATTATTATTAATATATAATTCTGACCTATAGTTTTGCAAAGCAGTTATAACAACTTGAGCTTGTTCACGGTCTAATTTCATTAGTATCGTCCTCCTTTTGCTAATTTTCTTAGCACATATTCTTTTGTTTCATCTTTAAGTGTTTCTACCCATAAGATAAGTTCGATAAAATCTTTTTCATCTAATGGGCCTTTTCTAGTATTACAGCTTTTGCAAATAAGCTGCAGATTGTCTACTGTGCTGTCACCGTTCTTAGCAAGTGGTATAATGTGATCACATACCATATTGCGTAATGTCATTTTTTTATCACAGTAACGACAACCTTTACCGTATGATTCATAAAACATTTTCCGAAGTTCTTCCATATCAATTTTAAATAATACGTTATTATCTTCGGATCGTTTCTTAAGGGAGGATTTGAGGCTTTGCATTTTCCTCTGTAGCTTTGTGTAAGCAATCTTCCAATAAGTACGATGATGAGGCTCTAACACCTCTTTAAACATTTCTTTATCATACTTCATAATTATAAGGGCTCAGCGTAGGTGTTTTTACTCACTGTCCAATGTCACTATTTTGAATGAGTTCGTAAATTGGAACAACTGAGCCCTTAATAATTTACTGTTAAGATTTTGTAACATACAAATAGTTTTATTAGGTACGTTTTACTCTCTTAACTTTACCAATATCAATGCCTTTTGGCATTTCTGAATTAGAGTTATATGCTTCTATTGCTGCTTTTCGGGCTTTTACTTTATCCAGTTTCTCAACTATTTCGACTTTTTTAAATTCATCTTGTATCTTGTCTGGGTTAATAGCAACAGGGCCAAATGATTCGTAAAGTTTATACCTAGCCGTATCAGTCTCATAAACTCCATCTTCATTTCCGATTTCTTCAATAACTGCAGGTAGCAATTGCTTGTTAAAGAAATCTTTGCATCTTTGCAAGCTATTCTTTCTACCTTTTAGTCTGTTGATTTCATCTTTTAATGCTTCAACTTCTGCGTCAAGTAAGTATTCTTTTTTGTTAAGTTCTAACATAAAGTAATCAACGTTTTGAATCTTAGCTTTAACTTCTCTTTGTAGTGTCAATCGTTCCTTCAATAACTTGTCGTGTTCTAAAGATTCTTGATCAGTCATGCTTATCTGCTGCTCAACTTCCATTAGTTCACCTACGAGTTCTTTTGTACTTGCCATGTATCCTCCACGAGTGTGAATTTCTTACCTATAACTTTACTATCAACAGTTTCAGGCTTTTGTCTTTTCAATCTGAATGAAGGTGTCCATTCAAGAGTAACATCAAATAAATCTCCGTCACTATTTTTAAATAAAGACACTTTCTTTTCTTTGCTATCTGAAGAGCCAGTAATACCTATAACCTTACGTGATGCATTTTCTATTGCACCGCTACCTTTAGCTGCATATAAATCCATTATCTGATTACGAGAATAATCTCTAGATACTTGTGATATCTGTATAATGATAATGTCTTCATTTACTGCTATATTAGATAAACTGTGACTAATAAAATTTAATTTTTCATATTCTCCACGTCTATTAAACGGGACGTCAACTAAATCTATATAGTCTATGACTACACACTTAGGCTGTAGTTGTTTTATCTTTTCTTGTATTTGAGGTATAGTAGGGCTTACCGATTGCATAATAATATGGCTTAGCTCTTCTTTGTGAAAATTGTAAAGACTCTTATAGTTATGGCTTACTGCGTCTTTGTCTGCTCCAGATACTATCTGTAAGTTTCTTCTGTGCATAACAAAGCCTGATAGCTCCAATGATAAGAATAATGTTGGTATTTGTTTTTCTTTTACTATTTGATCATCCATTGCATTGTATCCTAAAACTATATTTTGAGCGAGTGCAGTTTTGTTTGCACCTGTTGACCCAAATATGGTAACTAGTTCTCCTGGATAAATAGTTGCGTCTTTGTCGTAGACTCCTAATGAACGAGATAAGTCGATAGTTCTTCCTGAAAAATCAGTTTCTAAACGCTCTTCTAATTCTAGTTGCAAGTCTTCACTATTTTTAACGTCAATCAAATAGTCTTTTCTTTTGTAATGAATACAATGTGTTTGGCAATGTTTAGCCATTAATACATCTTTACAGCCATATTTATATCCACCACGATAGGTATCTTCTACTTTTTTAATAATGACATCATTTCTGAGTTGTCCATTGTTCCAATGTAATAGTGCAGCCTTTGCAGCTTCACTTGGTATACCATGTCTAAAGAAATGGGATGCTATTCGCATCAAAGTATTATTTCTTGAGCCTTCTTCAGGGCCAAGTTTATACATCTTTTGAACACATGGTACAATATTCCTAGGTTCTGCATTGGATTCCATTATTCTAATCTTAGGTACTTCTGTTATAACCTTATCTTCTAATTCTCCATCACCCCATATAGGTTCTACATCTGAAAAAAGAGGTTTTTCTGCGTAGATCATAATCTGGTCTGAATCGAGATTATCTATTTTTTTGTTATCTATGAGTACTTTGTATAAGTCAGATTTTTGGTTTAAAGTATTAGCACACCTATATATTGATGTTCTATTGTACACAGCTAAGTCTATATCACTGAATAAATTATTCATAGTTTCTTTAACAATAAATGGCAAGTCAGATGTTCCTTTTGGAAAATTAAAGACTTCTCCACTAATTATTATATGATAACCAGTCCCACTAAAATAAACGTGATAAGAACGCTTTTGTACACCAAGCTCTTCCAATTCAAACAATACACTTTTTGTTTTATTAAGTGTATATTCGTTTGTATTTTCGCCTCTATCTATGTCAATTAGTACATTTCCTATGTATCTTTTGCCTAAAAAATCTTTAAATGTCTTTCTTAG